GAGAGAAGAAGTTGCTACCGTTAAATCAGAATTAACAGAAAGAATCGACGCATACCTTGAGTATGTTGCCGATGAATGGATGTCCGAAAATCAACTCGCAGTTGAAGCAGGACTTAAAACAGAAATGACAGAATCATTCCTTACAGGAATGAAGAGTCTATTTGAAGAACATTATGTAACAATCCCTGAAGACAAATACGATGTACTCAATAATATGGTAGATAAACTTGATGAAATGGAAGGAAAACTCAACGAGCAAATCAATAAAAACATCACTCTTACAAAGAGATTGTCAGAATCTACTTCTGATGTAATCTTTGCAGATGTCACAGAAGGTCTTGCTGTAACACAGAAAGACAAGTTGGCAAAACTTGCAGAGAATGTTGAGTTTGATAGTGAAGACACATACCGTGAGAAACTAGTAACATTAAGGGAGTCTTATTTCCCAACTAATGGATCTAGTGTTCAAAGAAACGAAACTGAGACATTAACTGAAGGTACAGAAACAGGTCATCAAGAACCAGCAGTCACTGGTATGATGGAATCTTATCTTCAAGTTTTAAGTAAAGTTTCTAAAAAATGATTTTTATATCATAAATTCAAACTAAACTTTTAAAGAGGTAAATTTCAATGCAAGCTCCTATTAATCACGAGCATCTGCAGAAGAAGTGGGCACCATTACTTGATTACGAAGGTCTAGAGCCAATCAAGGATAATCATAAGAGAATGGTTACCGCACAACTTTTGGAGAACCAAGAGACAGCAATTAGAGAAGAAAGAGAGTTTCTTTCAGAAGCTGTGCCAACAAACAGCACAGGTTCATCAGGTGCAACAGCAGGTTTCTCTGCTGGAGCAAACGCACCAGTAGCAGGTTTCGACCCTGTTCTAATCAGTTTAATCCGTCGTTCAATGCCTAACTTGGTCGCATATGACCTAGCTGGTGTTCAACCAATGACTGGACCTACTGGTTTAATCTTCGCAATGAGATCCAAGTTCAAGACTATGGATGGAGACGAAGCACTATTCGATGAAGCAGACACAGCATTCTCTGCAGTTAGTTCTGGTGGTAACACAACTGACGTTGGTAGTGGATACGTAGCAGGATCCGAGGGTGTATCCGTTGGTTTAGGTACAACAGGTGGAACCCAAGCATCTAACCCAGACACACTTAACCCATCAGGTCAGGCAGGTTACAAAGTTGGTCAAGGTATGGATACCGAGAAGTCTGAAGCACTCGGCACAGACAGCTCACCAGCTTTCAACGAAATGGCATTCTCAATCGAGAAGGTCACTGTTACTGCGAAGTCCAGAGCACTAAAGGCAGAGTACAGTTTAGAACTTGCTCAAGACCTTAAGGCAATTCACGGTCTAAACGCTGAAGCAGAATTAGCAAATATTCTTTCAACAGAAATACTTGCTGAAATCAACAGAGAAGTTATCAGAACAATCTACAAGGTTGCTAAACCAGGTGCTCAAAATAATGTAGCAACTACTGGTACATTCGACCTTGACATCGACTCAAACGGTAGATGGTCAGTTGAGAAGTTCAAAGGACTTATCTTCCAGATAGAAAGAGATGCCAACGCAATTGCACAGGAAACTCGTAGAGGAAAGGGCAACATGATCGTTTGCTCTGCTGACGTTGCTTCTGCATTAACAATGGCTGGTGTACTTGACTACACTCCTGCACTTAATGCAGGTCTAAACGTTGATGACACAGGTAATACATTTGCTGGTGTTCTTCAAGGTAAGTACAGAGTATACATCGACCCATTCTCATCTAATGTATCAAATACCCAGTACTATGTTATAGGATACAAAGGTACATCACCTTATGATGCAGGACTGTTCTATTGTCCATACGTTCCACTACAGATGGTTCGTGCTGTCGGGGAAAACAGCTTCCAGCCAAAAATTGGCTTTAAGACCAGATATGGTATCGTTGCAAACCCATTTGCTGAAGGTACTACTGCAGGTCTTGGTAAACTCAAAACTAACTTAAACAGATACTACAGAAGAGTTACTGTTAACAACCTTATGTAATATTCAATTACATATTTCTAAAAGACTCCTTCGGGGGTCTTTTTTTTGTGTATAAATACTCATATGAAAGATAAGAAAGCAGCTAAAAAAATAATTAAAATTGCAAAATGTTGTCCAGAATATTACTCAGAAGCAGAAGTAACTTACGCAAAAATTATTAAAAAACGAATTAAGCATCTTGAAAAAGATTCTAAATAGTTAAAAAACTGATGAAACATTTTCGCAAATTTATGGAGGATGTAGACTCTGCTGATGAAAAATCAAAAGAGGACAGGTCTGAAACCGCCAAAAAAAGATTTGAAACACAAAAAATTAAAGCAAAAAGTGAATTAGAATCAACTAGGGAAAAGGTGAAGGATTCAGTAAAAAGATCTACACCAATATTCAACAAACATCAATCAGTTAAATTAAATAAAAGTCAAGGTCAATTGCCAAGTTTTAATAAAAAGGAGAACTAATAATGCCTTATCATATCAAAAAAACAAGTGTTTTGGGAACTGCAGTGCCAACAAGTGGTGCTGAATATTATGCTGGAGATAATAAATGGACTAATCTCTATGAAAATCGTAAAGTATATGCAAATGAATCGGATGCAAATGCTCAAAAAGCAATGACTGTAAGTCGTACTATTGGTGATAAAACGTATACATACACACCATCTTGGTTTAAAAATAGCACAGTAGTCGAAGAATAATGGCAAGAATTTATTCCAATCAAATTGAGAATCGTAATTTTTTATCTCCAATTGGATTTAAATTTACGTTATCAAAAACACCAAAAGTAACATTCTTCTCAAACTCAAGTCGTATTCCTGAGATATCTCTTGGCACAGCATTACAACCAAGTTACCTAAAGGATATTGATATACCTGGTGATAAGTTACAGTATGGTGAATTTTCTCTTCGATTCTTGGTTGATGAGAATATGGAAAACTACATGTCAATACATAATTGGTTGACAGGACTTGGATATCCAGAAACAACAGAACAGTTTAAAAAGGCAACTACAAATGAAGATGGACAGAGAGATAGAGAAATAATTTTTAGTGATGGTAATCTACACATACTGAATAGTAATTTTAATACAACAGCAATCGTTAAGTTCTTTGATCTATTTCCAATCAGTTTATCATCTCTCGAATTTGAAGCAACAGAAACAGATGTCAATTACTTTACAGCAGATGCAATTTTTCGATATACAGTGTATAATATAGTTAAACCCGACGGAAGAACTCCTTTATGAATCTTGATGAAATTCAGGAGATGTGGGAGCGTGATGCAACCATTGATCCTGATAACCTACATGATGAGTCACTAAAAATACCTCAGTTACACGCAAAGTATTATACTGTCTATAATACCATTACTTTGATGCGCGAGAAAGCAAAAGATCAAAAAGCAAAGATTAAATTAGAAAGATATAATTACTACACAGGAAAGGCAGATCCTAAAGTTTATGAAGAAGAACCATTTCCGTATAAGGTTAGAGAAAAGGATGCCATACAGAGGCATCTAGATGCCGATGAGAGGTTAACTAAGATAGATTTAAAGATAAGATATTACGACACAACTCTTAAGTTTCTGGAAGAAATAATACGCATCATATCAAATCGCACTTATCAGATTAAAAATGCTATCGAATGGCATCGTTTTCAGTCTGGATTTACATAACTAAATAAAATCAGATGAGCATATTTTATGTCACATTTGATTATATCAAAGAAGAATGAGGTCTATCTAAAAATAAATGCGGAACCTCATATCTATTATGAGTTGTCGGATCAATTCACCTTTGATATTCCAAATGCAAAGTTTTCACCAGCATATAAGAAGAAATATTGGGACGGTAAGATAAGACTGTTTAACACGCAGAAGGGAGAAATATACGTTGGACTATTAGATCGAATTATACAATTCTGTAAAGATCATAGTTATACTTATGAGTTTATTGATAGTGAATATTATGGATTACCCTTTGAAGTCAATGATTTTATATCATCGGAGGGTGTCAAAGACTATATGAATGCAATATCTAAATTTAAACCTAGAGATTATCAAATCGAGGGAGTATACGACGCTTTAAAACATAATAGAAAATTATTGATATCTCCAACTGCTTCGGGTAAATCGTTGATGATATATTCGATTGTTCGATATTATGTTGGAAATAAGAAAAATATTCTGATAGTTGTTCCGACGACATCGTTAGTAGAACAGATGTATAAAGATTTTGAAGACTATGGTTGGAATGTGGGTTCATTTTGCCATAAGGTATACGCAGGTAAGGAAAGAGAGACGGACTCTCAAGTTATCATTACGACTTGGCAATCAATCTACAAACTCCCCAGAAAGTATTTTGAAAGATTCTCTGTGGTAATTGGGGATGAGGCGCACCAGTTTAAATCAAAGTCATTAATATCTATAATGTCAAAACTTGACAGTGCAAAGTATCGATTTGGATTTACAGGTACATTAGACGGAAGTGAGACTCATAAATGGGTTCTTGAGGGATTGTTCGGACCTTCCTATAAGATCATTAAAACTGACGAGCTCATGAAGAAAGGGCACCTTGCAAAACTAGATATCAACGTGCTTTTGTTGAAACACCCACCGAATAAATTTGAAAATTTTGAAGAAGAAGTTCAGTATATAATTGGACATGGAAAACGGAATAACTTCATTAAAAACCTTGCACTCGATCTCAAAGGCAATACTTTGATACTGTTTGCAAGGGTTGAAAAGCACGGAGAACCTCTTTACAATTTGATAAATAGTAACAACATTATTGAAAATCGAAATGTCTTTTTTATTCATGGTGGAGTGGAAACCGAGGACAGGGAAAAAGTTCGAGAAATCACTGAAAAAGAGAATGATGCTATTATCGTTGCCTCGTACGGGACTTTTTCCACTGGGATTAATATCAAAAATTTACACAATATAATTTTTGCATCCCCCTCAAAATCAAGAATACGTAATTTACAGTCAATCGGAAGAGTTCTAAGAAAAGGAAACCAGAAGACGAGAGCAACTCTTTACGACATTGCTGATGACATTAGTTATAAATCTCGAAAAAATTATACTCTAAACCACTTAATTGAAAGAATAAAAATTTATAATGAAGAAAATTTTGATTATGATATAGTCAACATACCACTTAAAAAATAATGGGAGAAGAATTTTACGCAATACTCAAGTTAGTTTCAGGAGAAGAAATCTTCTCACTTATCGTTGTGGATAATGAAAATGATGATGATACTGTGATTGTTCTTCAAAATCCTGTTATCATGTGGTCAGTTGTAAGTCCAGGTGGAACTTTTGTTAAAGTCAAACCTTGGATGGAATTACCTAATGAGGATATTTTTATAATAAGACTTGATAAAGTCATTACTATGACAGAATCGAATGATAAAAAATTAATTAATTTATATAACCATTACATTAATGATGAGGAACCTATTTACAAAGAAAATGGTTTGATGAAACCAAATTATGAAATGGGTTACATTTCTTCGGTTGAAGAAGCTCGTAAGAAACTAGAAAAATTATTCAAACTCAAAGAGAATTAAGTAATTTTTAAATTAAAAGATATAGATATTCTATCTTCATCAGTTTCATTTATTTCTACTCTATGTGATAACATAGATGGGAACAAAATCATTGTTCCATCTTTATATTCTGGAACTATCTCTGGTAACATATCTTTTTCTTTTAAATAGTATGGATCAATACTCACATTTAGTATTTCATTAAAATTGTCAATATTATCAAAAACAAATCTACCTGATTCTGGGGTTTGTTTTACCCATAAAACTCCTGATATATCAGAACCAGGATGTCTATGACAAACGTTATAAGAATTAGGTCCATTAATATTTAACCACATCTGAACAATCCTTATCTCTTTACTTATTTTATAAGTTTTTAATAATTCTGTAATTGATGGTACAATATAATTTGAAAATTTATCAAATCCCTCACTCGTAAATATTTTTTTTGATTCACTTTGCCATCCACCTTTGTTAGATATTTTTGAAATTCCAGCATTTTTTTCTTTAAATTGATATATCCAATCTATCAAATCCTGCTTTATATCTTTAAAATTTTGAATATCACCAGATACAACTAGTTTTGGAAATAAAAAAGATATCTTTTTGTTTTTAATAACCATTAATACTTTAATTGCTTTCAAACCTTACAAAGGTTATTGTACACATATTTACACTACTTGTCAAGTATCTAAAATATGTTATAATATTCATATGAAAACAATAAATTGTTATGCCCAGAAAAAAGTCAGAACACTATGTAAATAACAAGGAATTACTTCAAGCAATAACAATTTATAGATCAAAGGTTTTAATTGCTAAGAGTGAATATATTAAGAAATATGATCAAGATCCACCTAAGTCAGGACCGTGGGAGGGTAAACCCCCCATTTCAAACTACCTTGGTTCTTGTTTCTTAAAGATCGCAACACACTTGTCGTATAAACCGAACTTTGTTAATTATATGTTCCGTGAGGATATGATATCTGATGGAATTGAAAATTGTGTGCAGTATATACATAATTTTGATCCTGAGAAGTCTAAAAATCCTTTTGCTTATTTTACGCAGGTTATACACTATGCTTTCCTTAGAAGAATTCAAAAAGAAAAGAAACAATTAGATATTAAAACAAAGATTATTGAAAGAAGTGGATTTGACGAAGTTATGGCAGTTGATGATAATGCAATGTCAGGAAGTAGTTCTGATTTCAA